TAGTTGACTTTCCTACGGAACCCTGGCCCTTGGACTGGGCGCATCCGAATGATTCTGTCCATGTACTCGCCTGCGTTCTTCCACAACGCTACGTCTAGCGAACCTGAGCCAGCCGACGGGTCAGCGGAACGGAACAACGTCGCAAACGAAACCGTCGAACCAGAACCAACACCAACCCCAGACGCCACCCTCAGGTGGCTGGTGGCACCATACGAATCCGACGTACCCACACCACTAGACGTGGACACACGGGGCACTGTGCGCAACCCGATGGCAGTATCGCCAGCGGTTGCACCACCATCACCAGTCGCAGTCTTAGGAACAATACGCAACCACAGTGCAACCTCGCCACCTTCACCTGCGGCAATACCACTAGAGAACGTGGTACGCACATACACAGTAGAGGAAAAACTAAGTCCAGAGCCTGTGGCTTGGGCGGCGACAGCACCATCATAGGTGCGATTCGCCGCATCATACGTAATAGTGGATTCGTCATACTGGTTCGACGGGTCAAATGTATACCAGGATGCACCCGTAGAAGAACCCGTACCTGCGCCTGTGGCGGTACGACCAATAGCCCCCTCGTATGTGTACGAGAGGTTGTCGTAACTATCTACGGAATCGTAGATGACCGCCATCTAAATTGTATTATTGCTGAGTCTTGGAAAGTTCAGCAACAGCAGAATCAACAAACGAAGCCAGTGAAGCATACTTGACTGGGTCGCTGGCTAGCAGTGCACTTGCCTGTGAAACAGCCGTGACAATTTGCGACTGATTTACCAGTTCAGCAGTTTTTCGTGCTTCTGCCGCACGCAAATCGCCTTCCTCCATTTCAGCACAATAATCAGTTGCCCAGATAGCGGCTTCGGCTTCCGATGCAAACGGCTTGCTATTCTTATGGTTGTAATCCTGATAAATAATAACAGCATCATTGCGGCTAACAACCGCAACTGCTTTTCCATTTTCAGTTCTGGTTTCGAATGAATACATAAATAACTCTCTTTCTCAAATCAAACTGTTGGTGTTTTGGTTCCTTGGTTAAGATTATAAACGGTCTGGCCAGTAATTACGTAACCAGTATAATTCACTGTGCCAGTAACCGCTTTCCCAACCGACCAGGCCGTGTCGGTTTCTTTCAAAGAATACGCCACTCCAGCAGAAGTATTGCTGTAGTCGATAAACCAGTATTTATCATCGTCTGGAATGCCCCAGTAACCTATGCCAGTCTTGGGAGCCGCGGCACATACTTGCCAAGAATTAGCAGAAATATTATACCTATAAGCGTAATAAGTACCAGTAGTCCAGCCATTGACGATAGTGACATAACCGCCAGAAGTGTATGCTGGGTACATTCCCTGAGAATAGTTAACTGGAGTATTTGCGCAGGCCGTCCATGACCCAGTCAAACTTGTTAACTTGTAAAACTTGTTCAAGTTATCAACTGGAAAGCCCTCGTAACTTGGGTACTTTGAACCAGGGAAATAAAACAAACCAGCAGAACCGTCTTGAGAAAAAGCGGCCGTACACCTAGACGTACCGTTGGGCATTGCACTTCTGTTTGTCCAAGAAGAACCGCCATGGTATGTGTAAACACTTACTTCCGCAAAGTTATGGTATTGGTCAACCGCCCCACCTATTTGCCAGAAATAGCCAGCAAAATAACCAGTTCCGCTAGCGTAATAAAGTGCTGCCCTACTCCCCGTAGTGGCAGTAGTATTAGATGTAATATCAGACCAATACCAAACTCGGTCAGTTAAAGAAGTACCGTAGGTATCCCATATGCAAAAAGCGGCACCGTTGGAATTGGCGGCGCAAGTACCAGTGTTTGCGCCAGGTGTCGTTCCACTATAGGTGGTAAAATCCCAGACAATACCAGTAGCGGTAGCGGCAGACCAGCCATATCCCCTCGCTCCAACGCTAACAGCGGTAACAATCGGCATCAATAACTCCTAAGCAAACTTAGTTTGCGAAGCAAGAACAGTAAATGTTGCGCTAGCGGTCTTAATAATCGTGAACACGTACACATCCACCGAACTAGCATTACCAGCCGCAGGCGCAGTACCGCCTTGCCACTTCGGCGTAACAGCCGAACCATCAACCTGAAACACAGTGGGGTAGTAAGCGGTTCCGCCGTTTGTCACAGCAAACGCAACCGTAATCGAATCACCAGTCGTCAACACGCTATCCAGCGATGTTGACCCGTCACCACGAAAATTGAACGTCCAGTTTGCAGTAGCGTTCGACGTGTAATACACTGCTGTCGATGTGACTGTATCCACGTCTACGGTACCCGTAGCGGCGGTAGCCGAAATTGACCAACGCTCCTCAGGCGAAACCAGAACACCAGAACCCAACGTCTTGTTTGTCAACGTCTGAGTACCAGTCAACGTGGCAACAGTGTTGTTCAACTTGTAGTCAATGCTAGTTGCTACAGCCGAACCATCGACACCAACCTTGGCTTGCAGTGCTTCAATTGCATCATTAGCGTCAGCATGCTGACCCGAATGCGACGGGCTATTAAGCGAATCCCCACTAGAGGGATTCGTCAACGTGTCAAGACTAGCGGGAAAACTCGTCGTCATGTTCTACCTCAGTCCAATGTCAGGGTCAGGCTAGTAATCTGGAACGTGTCGCCAGCGGCAACGCTGGCCGATGACGACAAGGCTCCAGTCCACAGGCAGTTGCCAGCGGTGCTGGCATCCCAAGCCGACCAGTGTGTAAGGGTTTCGCTGGCGGCGACGTTTGTCCACGTGACAGCGGCACTGGAAGCCATGCTTCCACCACTGGCGGCACTGAAGGTGACGGCCTGACGGGTTGTTTCAGCGGCAGGGTTACCTGTTCCGGTTTCTCGCGGGTCACCGAGGTGCAACTTCAGGTATACGTTAGCGGCAGAAAACGAGGTTCCGCGCAACGTATCCAGCAGTGCGTCCTCCAAATAATTCGAAATGCTCATTCATCAATCCTAGGGTCGTAATGATTGGGTTCTACTAGGGGGTGTTTCGTTCGTTTCGGTTCGCAACACCACGGACAATCCCTTAGATTGGCCGGATATTCCTCCCCACACATAGCACATTCGTTCGTTCTATGCGTGGACATGACAAGAATCACACCGCCTGGGGCGGCTCGGTCTTACGTTTGGACTGGTGCTCAGCAATAGAAACAATCAAAGCGTCCAACTCCTCATCCGACAAATCGGATGCTTTGGATGTGTTGATAACTGTTTGGGGTGGCAGAAGCCGATTCGTTGCCTGGAGATATAGTTGGGCCGCCTTGTTGTCTCCCTCAAGGGCCTTAAGATATAACGCATCCAGTAGTTTCTGGGTTCGCTCAGGCGACCCCTGGATTTCTGAAACCCGACGGTCCCACTCACTTTTAAACCAATCCTTCTTCTCCCAACGCCGAAGCGTTGTCGTATCCACACCCAACATCCTAGCAAACTCAGCCTGGGTCCTGGGTTCACGATTAGCCGCAGGGGTCACCAGCCACTCAAGGTACTTCTCGTGTCTGGCGTCCATCAGGGGGGTGTTGTCCGCGCGCAAATCATTCCTCATACCAAAGGGTCCGCCGTTCGCCGGGGGCGCATGGCGTCCCCTAGGTGAACGGTTGGGGGGATTATAGGGGGGTATTGTATTTATGGTTCTAGGTTACATGGAACCGTAAGGTGACATGTAACCGATTACCATTATGTTATAGTAATACTGGTTGCGTGGACAGCCAGGAAGGGATTGTAATGGCGGCTAAGAAGAAAATGAAAACGGTTCCCAAGGGTTATCATCGGATGCCTGATGGTAAGTTGATGAAGAATTCGGCTCATAAGAAGGCGACCAAGCGCACTAGCGCGTCGGTTCGCCGTAACAATATGGATTACTAGTATGGCTTATAGTAAGCCGGAGTTACGTAAGCGGATTGTTTCCCAGGTTAAGGCCGGGTCCAAAGGAGGCCGTCCAGGCCAATGGTCTGCTCGTAAAGCCCAGATTGCCGCAGACAAATACGAGGCCGCCGGAGGCGGCTATACGGGTCCCAAAACATCTTCCCAGAAATCCTTGAGTAAGTGGACAAAAGAAGATTGGCGAACCAAATCAGGTAAACCATCCACCCAAGGAACCAAA